GACTTAACTGACTTTATCACAATCAAGACACCAACAATAGCTAAGACTATGAAAATCAACGAAGTGCCAGGGAAAATTAAAGTGATGGTAAAAGGAGGTGTTGGAGCAATTCCTGAAATGAGTTTTCCAATGTTTACTAAGATATACGGGGCTGAAGCAAGAGCAGTAGCATCTAGATTAATAGGTTATACGAAACATAGAACAATTGAATTGGATAAAGAGATTGAAATTTACGGGATAATGAAAACATTTTTCTCTAATACGAACGTTGGAACTTTTAAAAATTCTGTAACTGTAAATTGGAAACGAGTGGAAGAATGGATTTTAGAAAGACCTGATGCAGTGAGAATTGACAAAAAATTAATGGAATTGGCCAGAGAAGGTCAATTAGTGCATCAATTCCATAAGTGGAATGTACATGCAAAACTGGAATCAATTTTGCGTGATGATGTTCCCAAGCTAGTTGAACAAGCTGATAATAGGATAATTGTTTGGCTTGAAAAAGGAGTCTCATGTTTATTCAGTGAGGCTTTTAAAATAATAAAAAGTAATTTATCCGGTAGTTTGAATTCCAAATGTTTATATGCAGATGGTTACACATCAAGTGAGTTGGCTAGGAGAGCTAGAGTTATTAAGTGTTCTACTGACACAATTTTCTTTGAAGCTGATTTGGAAAAACAAGATAGACAGACTGACGAATTACAATTTGAGGTTGAATTGGAAATTTTCAAAATTTTTGGTATGACAACAGACATGGTAGCCTTATGGAAAACAACAAAAAATAATTGGAGGCTCAAAGGAAAATTTACTAAAGCAATGTTGAATTTAAAGAGATGTACCGGTGAACCAGCAACGTCTTTAGCAAATTTAATTACGAATTTGACAGTAAATTGGAGATTCATTGACAAAAATGTAGAAAATTTAGATATTTGCCTTTTCTTAGGAGATGACTTTTTGGCAATATTTAATGACTCCATTGATTCATTTAATTATGAGGATACTATTAGGTTAAGGTACAATATGGTCACTGTCTGTAATGAGAATAGAAACCATGGAACTTTCTTAAGAATGATATGTTACAAAGATGGAAATGTTTTAGGAATGGGACCAGATTTTGTGCGATTACGAAGAAGATTTGAATTAACAAACGGAGTGAGTGAAGTAAATGAGGAAATTTTAGAGGCCAGGTGCCTTTCTTATATGATGATGTTAGGAAAATTGGGACCTGTTGAAGAAATAGATTTATGTAAGAAATATGAATTGGAATTACCAACATATTATAATCCATTGTTAGTTATGCATGCTATTTGTGAAAAATACAAAATGACAGAAGATGAAGTGAGAAACAACTTGAATACTTTGATCAAGTACATAAAAGAACGTAAAATCATTAAATTTGAATTTAAAGGTTTTGTAGGAACCCCATATGGTTAAATATATTGCGCCAATAAAATGATTAACTCAAACTATTTTGTTTCAGTAAGGGAATATTAGAAGTTTGTTTAAAAGACCTTATAATTTATCATAAAAGGAAAACGTGCACCAAAGATTCCAATTGATAAGACAGCTTTGTTTGATGAAAAAGGCAGTAAAATCAATATTTCCGACAATAAAGGCAAAGTGCTGA